TAACGGAGATACTACCAAAGGTGTAACTATTGGCGGCGCTCCTTACATGGATGCCGGAAAAGCGGGCGAGGCTTTGATGCAATTAACAACTCAAACTCAAACCTCCATAGTATCATTGGAGAACAAATCCGTTATTGCTAAGGCTCAATTGTGGGCAAGAAATCCTGATGGATCTAATAATCCGCCAGCGACAACTTACAATGACTCTCATTCGCCTCAAGATTATGCAGATTCTTATATCGTAGCGGTAGAAACAATGTATCTGGGTGCGCTTGGCGGTTCAGAATGGACTGATGGAAGCGATCTAACTTGTGCTGTAATGATAGAATGTCAAGTTGAAACACTAACACAAGCGGCGGCTATGGCTCTCGCTCTAAGTCAGCAATAATTGGTGGCGAGGTAAATGGTGTCTAAAGACAGGGTAGAGAAGGCCGCAGAAGATTATCTTCGGGCTTTAATCTCCACCAGTCCGGCCAGTATGGTTGTAAAGGCGATCCTTCTTGGAGATTCAGGAAATTTTACTAGGGCTGAGTTATCTGATATCGCAACAGGTTCTAGGAATTCTTCGCGTCGTGCAGCTACAAAATCGAAAGGACGCAGTAACACGATTAGAGTCCCTAAAAAAACCAGAACTGTTTCTAAATATCAAAAGAGATTCGGGGTTCACTTGAAGGCATTGAAGAAAAAGCATCCTAGAACCAATATATCTGTATTAATGAAAAAGGCTCATAGATTAACAAGGAGAGATATGAAATGAGTAAAAGAACATTAGTTGGATCATTCGGTATGGACATGAGAGCGAACGGACAGATGGAATACAAGGATCATGTCATCTTTGCCTTTGAATCTCGTGACCAGACAAAGAGTTGGAGAATAGAAGAGATCCAAGTTTGGTTAAATCCTATGGTTGATGCCGGCGGAGACTCAAGAACTATTCTCAATTATTGTCTTTCAACTGATTTCTTAGATCCTCCTGTTGGAACTACGGCTGCAAATTATCGAGAGTATGCTCGACAATACAATGCAGACGACAATAGAGGGATCGCTTGGGGCATGGTTGATTATCAAAACAGAGATGCAACAACAGATGATTTCAGAATTCCCTTCCCTGCAATCAATCAAGGCATGATTGCAAATGGCAGAAGAGCAATTAATTACTTAATTCTCAATTGTATTACTGCATCTGAGTCTAAAGCGATCTCTGCAGAAAATAATTTTGTAAATTATAGAATAGTTATGCAAGAAATCGCAGTAACACCTGTTGAATCTATTATGCATCAAGTCAGAGGAATGGCTCAAGATGTTGATACTAACCGCCCGAATTAATCATCCCAACCATATTGATGATGAATAGTCCCTTCAAGGGCTGAATTTATCTTCTTGACTAGTGGATTGGATCTATCTTTCAACCAAATAACAATCAAAGCCTTTCCTAAGAGATCGTAAAGGTATGTCCTTCGTAATTCAAGGGCTTCAATAATAGCCATTCTTTTAGATTCACGGACTATCATTTCTGATAATAGGGCACTTTTCTTTTGTCTTTCCCATGAGTTGTAGATACTTGCGGCTTCTTCACTCAATGTTGCGCTGATTAATTGCTTCAAAGTAACCCCTCCTTATCCATTAATTTCAATGAGAACTCGATTAGATCGCATCTCATACAAGTCACACCAATGATTTCTTCTCTCATCAATGTAGATCCTCCATCTTCTCTCTCTTTAATCCACATTACACAACCGCAATAGGGGCATTCTTTAGGCTCTGACTCTCTCATTATCCGCGTCATATTATCGCGGAGAGTCCTTGATAATATAATATATTGCATTTTTTGAAACATCTGGTGGCAGATTTATAGACAACTCGGCCTCCTGTCCCGAGTAGGTGCGGCGTGGCCTCCTAGCCGCAGGGTTGGGCTAGGCGACTCGGAATTACCTGCTTACCGCTTCGCGGATTGGATAAGAGTGGGGAAATGGATCGTAAAACTTCCAGATACCGGAAAACAATGTTCATAAACCGGAAAACAGTCCGAGGCTTCATGGCAAAGAGTGATTCTTTTTTTATTAGAGCGAGCGTGACATGTGGCGACGACGCTAAATTCCAACAAACAGCGATTGATTTGGGCGCTTACGTGTCTGCTTTAGGAAAAAGCGTTCTCAAAATAAAATCTGTTCACTATGAATGGGTCGTTGGATCTAACGGAGATACTACCAAAGGTGTAACTATTGGCGGCGCTCCTTACATGGATGCCGGAAAAGCGGGCGAGGCTTTGATGCAATTAACAACTCAAACTCAAACCTCCATAGTATCATTGGAGAA